TTAAAAGATATCCATTGCCTTTTTATCTTCCTCTTTTCTCTTGTTTTCAAGTAGGTGAGAGTAGACTTTTTCTGTGATTGAAAGATTAGCGTGTCCTAATCTTTCAGAAACATACTGCATTGAAACGTTATTGGCCAAGAGTATCGAAGCATGAGTGTGCCTTAAAGCGTGATAGGTGACAGGCTTAATATCTATTTTCTTTGCAATGTATCTCATATCTTTGTTGATAGCGTTTGAGCTGATGTCAAAAAGCCGTTTTCCATCATGCTTGTAATTCTTATATATTTGAAACCATCTATCAGGCATAGCTATAGTTCTTGTGGATTGTTTGTTTTTGGTTTCCTTATCTTTTCCTGTTAATCTGTCGACAGCCTTGTTAATACTAATAGTGTGGTTCTTCGTATCTATATCGTTGTCAATCAAGGCTCTAACTTCACCAAATCTGGCTCCTGAAGAATACCGGTCAAAATACAAAAGTTGCCTCTAGTGATGTTTTTTTCGCAATAAGTGACAAGTTTATGTGCATCTTCTGCCTCTAGGAATTTTTCTTCGATTGGCTTGATAGTTTTTTGGTTATAGACTAGATTCAATCTATAAGTAACGTCTTGCTTGATTAAGCCTTCATGATAAGCATCTTTTAAGCAGGCGATAATATGTCCCTTATGTTTTGGAATAGTCTCTTTAGCGTGATTTTTTCCGTATTCATTGATAAACTGCTGTAATTTAGCACGAGTCAGATTATTTAAAGTTTCATCTTTTAAATATTTGTCAATTACATAGTCAGTATTTTTGTACTGCAATAAAGTGACATCTGTTCGATTTGTTTTATATGTCTCATACCACTTTTTAAAATAATCAGACAGCAAAATATTACCCTTTGGTTTGTTTTGTCCGCCCAATTCTATTTTAGAAGCCCAAACAATCGCTTCTCTTTTAGTTGCAAAGCCAGATTTGTTGAATCGATGTTTGTCTTTTGACACACGTGCTTGCCAAGTCGAACCACGTTTCATATATGTTGCCATTATTGCTCCTTATGTGTGCCACTAAAAGTTGGCTAAAATTACTGGATACTATATTCTTTGGTAGCGATTATTTTAAAATCATTGTTTTTGAATGTGAATTCACTGTAACTGTTTCCTCGTTTCGCTTTCTCAACACTACTTTTTGATGTTGAGTTACTATTCGTTAATTGATCCAATGTTTTCCATACATCGCTTGAGTATTTTATCGTGGTTAACGTTTGTTACACGAAAAATATTTCTATATTTTTATCTATTCTTGTTTGTAAACATTTACAATTATATTGGCTCACGTTTGTGAAGGGATAGTGAACTAATTTATTTGTGGAGAAAATTAATGAAAAAAATTAAGAAGCCGTTTTATAAAAAATGGTGGTTTTGGGTTATTGTTGTCATTTTCTTTATTGGGGCGGCAACCGGAGGCGGTTCTGATAGCAAAACTAGTAAGTCTTCAAATAATCATGTAAAAGCAGCTGTTAGTTCAACCAAGAAAACAAAAACGGTTGCTTCATCATCATCTTCTGCATCTTCATCCAGCGTTGCAAGCGCTCCAGCAAACACTGCAAAGACAGTTGATTTAGCAACGGGAAACTGGTCTGTCGGCACTGGAAAAGATATAGAACCTGGATGGTATACGATCACCGCTACTGGTGGATCTGGTAATTTGCAAACTGACGATGGAGAGGTTAATGCCATTTTAGGAACAACGGTTGATAATGATTTAGACCAAGTTGATTCTTATCGAGCCGATCTTAAAAGTGGACAGACATTACAACTTTCCGGATTACAAGGAGTACATCTTGCAGCTATAACTAGCCGTGTTCCAGTTGACAGTGGAAATTTAAGCGCTGGTTCCTATGAAGTTGGTTATGACATTAAACCTGGTCGCTATACTATTTCAGCAGTTCAAGGATCGGGTAACTTACAAACCGATGATGGAATTGTCAATGAAATATTAGGAACGACTGCCGATGCTAGTCTAGGCCAAGTTACAAATGTCACTGTTAATTTGATCGAAGGAGAAACTTTAAATAGTTCTTTAGAACAAATATCATTAATTAAGAAATGAATTTGGCCACCATTTAGGCGGTTTTTTATTGAGTTCTTCTCTCAAAATAATTGATGTTAGCAGCACACGTTATTATATAGACCGTAATATTTAAGCAATCATTATTTACCAGTCCAAATGTTTCCACAATCCTGGCAATGATATTCATGCGACTCATTATTGTGGGTTCCAGTTAAAAGAAGCGAAGCTCCACCTGTTAATAGACCTGTGGCTAGTTTGGCCATAGAATGTTTTTTACCACCTTTTCTTTATGCTTGAATACTGTAAGTGGGTGAAGAGGATTAATATTAAGCGAAGTTGTTCGCTTAATTTTTTTAACATTTTCTTGATCATTCCATAATTGAATATTGGCTGATCTACAATTAGGACAAACTAATGAATGTGATGCTTTTTTAGACATTTTTTTCTCCCTGGAATTTTATATATTTAACAAAAAACTAATTCTTTCAAATTATTTTGTCTTTTATTTTTCCAAACGGATTAACGTGACGTCGCACGTAAATTAAGCTAAATATCTTCTAACCTCTCTATTTGCAATATGACGCGCAAAGTACTCATCGGTGGCTATTACGATGGTTACTTTAGTCCACAGTCGACTTATTCCACACAAGTAGCTTCAACGATTGCACAGGGTAAAAGGGCACACACCTATATATATGCTCAATTCTCTAGCAATGCTCAAGCTGATAGCATGCTCAATTATTATCTACCGAAGGTTCAAACCCCTAAAGGTTCGATCGTTGCTTTAGATGTTGAATCAGGTAACCCGAACACGGCCAGTGTTAAATACGCTTTAGATAAAATCCAAGCAGCTGGTTATACAGCTATCCTATATGGCTATAAAGCTTTTCTAACTAGTCATCTTGATCTTACAAGTTTAGCTAAAACTTATCCCTTATGGATGGCTGAATATCCTAACTACAATGTCACAACCAGTCCAAACTACAATTACTTTCCAAGCTTTGATAATATTCACCTGTTTCAATTCACATCGACCTATAAAGCCGGTGGTTTAGACGGGGACATTGATTTAAGCGGGATTACTGATAACGGTTATAAAGGCACAACCACAGCTTCAACCGGTGGCACAGCGGTTAAGACAACTACTTCTACACCAGCTGTGAAAGCCGGCCAGCAAGCCAACAACACACCCAAGAGTTTGATCGTTGTAGGCGACACGGTTAAGGTTAATTTTTCGGCTTCTAAATGGTCGACTGGTGAAGTAATTCCTAGTTGGGTTAAAGGCAAGTCTTATAAAGTAGCACAGGTATCAGGCAACAACGTCTTACTAGCTGGGATCAGTTCCTGGATTAGCAAGAGCAACGTTGAGATTCTGTTAACCACCTCAACCAGTTCAGCACTTAGTTCTCCTGGTTCTACTGCCACTTATACAGTTAAAAGTGGAGATACCTTATCGGCAATCGCCGTTAAGTATGGAACTACCTATCAAACCTTAGCTTCATTGAATGGCATTAAGTCGCCATATCTGATTATTCCAGGAGAAGTCTTAAAACTATCCAGCTCAACAGCTAGTTCAGCTACGTATTACACGATCAAATCCGGCGACACTTTGTCTGGTATTGCCAGTAAGTATGGAACTACTTATCTAAAGCTTGCTTCACTAAATTCAATTAAATCACCCTATGTAATTTACGCAGGAAAAACAATCAGGATTAAATAAAGGAGAAATTATGAATCTATCTAGTATCGACACAACAGCATTAATCATTATTATCGCAGCCGTCTGGTTTGTCGTACAATCAATCAGCGCCACTAAACTGCCAAATAAATTCCTTCCGTTAGTATCTATCGTGGTTGGAATAGTTATTTCATTTGCTTATGCTTATTTAAGCAGTAAGAATATTCAATTAGAACAGGACTTGTTCTTTGGCCTCTTTGCCGGTTTTAGTGCATCTGGTTTAGATGACACACTTACCAAATCTGTTTCTGGTTTGATCAATAATTTTGTTGGTGCTTTGGTTTCAAAGGCAAACGATGGTTCTGATGCTACTAGTTCTACAAATAGTTCAACTACTAATACCACTTCTGTAAAATAGTTACTATAATGTTTTTGGGTACTAGCAATGAGGTATCCGTCCATTGAATAAACATCTCTATTGAAAATACCCTCGATTAGTTCGGGGGTGTTTTTTTGTACAAAGAATTAAAATTGAATTATGAATATTGTAAACAATTTAACTATTCTTGTTCTTCGTCTAGGAATTTTCATTTTAAAGAAAATAATTTCAAAGGAAACTTTTTGGACTGCTTTTTCTTCAATTCTATCTTCTATAAGTATCTTAGTTGTTTATTTGACTAACATGAAACAGATTAATTCGGTTCAAGAGGAGAACAGAAATAGTGTAAGACCATTATTAGGATTAAAAATAGCGCCATATGGTCTTGGAAATAGTCATTACGATGGTACGAACAAACCTCATGATATAATGGTTTTTTCATATTCTATTGAAGGAAAACCATTTACAACTGATATAAATATGATTTCCGAATATAGAGATTTTTTTAAAAAAAAGAATAATGAGTTTTTATCGATTAGGTTATTTTCAGAAAAAAAAATTATCGATGTCGATGTCAAATTTATTATTATTTTTGAGAAAAAAGAATATAAAATAAATAAAGTTTTTCCTTATATTGACAGCGACGAATTAATATATTTTCATATTCCTGAATATTTTAGGCAAGTGTTGAAAGATGAGAATTCTGATTTTTCTTGTCAATTGCAAGTCACTGGAACAACCATAAAAAAAGAGAGTTTTTTACAATTGTTTGAGGGTTCAAAAGCTACCGATTATTTAGTTGATGATGTTTCATTTGCGAAGGTTAAAGAGGAGTATGGGGAATCAGTATCAGATATGTTTCCGACTATAAAGCATGAGACGCTTAATCTCTCAATTGATTTTTCTAAAGCTGAATTTTTTTTCAATAAAGCAAAGAATTATATTGATTTTGTGATAAAAAGTTTAGTTTTTTGTCGTGCATTGTCAGATAAAGAATTTATCAATATATATAATCAAACAGAGTTGGATTCAATATTAGAAATTTTGAAGATAGATTATAGCCCTTTAAATGGATTTTCAAAATTTAAAACTAGTTTTTTTCATGATGAAAAAGAAATTGCCGAGTACAATAATTCATTGAGTGATTTTAAAGAAAGTTCATTGTCAATAAAAAGTAATAGAAATGATGAAAAGATCAGAGATTTTATTTCTTCTGAATCAAAACTACAAGAATCATTTGAAAAAAATAGCTAAGAATTTAATTATGAATTTTAATTTAATTATTTCTTAGGCGTACAGAATATAATTAATCTATGACAGCTGAACAGATAATTATCCAAACTGTTAAACAACTTCCTATTCCAACTAAAGGCCATGTTATTTACTATGATGAGTTATTAGCTTTAACCGGTTTAGAAGAAAAAGACTTTATTATCGCCATGCAAAAACTATCAGTTAAATATCATTTTTATTTCTCTACTTACATCGATCAGGACACTGGAGAGGTTATGGATAACACAGGACAGATCTTTGATATCTATAAAGTAACAAGATGAATGAATTACGAAGATGAGGGTGCTTATTAGTGCTGTTATTAAATTATTAATGATAAAAAACTCAAAATTTTAAATTACCTTAAAAATACCCGATAAAGAGATCGGGTATTTTCATTATTTTTTTTCATTGAGTTAAAACCAATTATTTAAAAACCAGATTTTTTTGAATGTTCATTATGAATTATGAATACGATAATCACTAGGAGTGTCTTTAAACATTTTTTTAAATTGTTGGGTAAAATAACTAGTATTTTGAAAACCATTGTTCATCGCAACTTCTGTAATTGAATAATCAGTCGTTTTTAAAGAATAACTGGCTTTTTTTAGACGATAAATGTTTAAAAGTATTTGATTGGTGCCATATTAAGAAGGGACTTAAAAGTATGGCTACAAGTGCTTGGTGAGGCAAGTACTGCTTTGGCGATGTCGTAGATAGTTATTTTGCGATAATAATTTTGTTGGATATAAATTATTATTTTCTTAATCAAAATGTTTTTTGATTTCATTTGCAGAGGCAGAGCTGCCTTGGGAACTTCTTGAAGCAGTTTCAACCACAATTGAAATAAGTTAATCATTATTCGTAAAGTATATTCCTTGTCCTTTTTTTGATATAAACAACGCATGTTTTCTATTAATTGCGTCATTTCTTTAGCCATAGGGCCTGACAATTGCAATGCAGAAAATTTTCTATTTTGAATGATCGGCAAAACATCGTCCTGAAAGATTTTTGTATCGGTCGGAGCAAATAATTCCGGTAGAAAAGTGAAGGCCTCATATTCACAAGACTTGCCATGACCACTATGTAATGAACCTGCGTTAATGAAAAAGAAATCGCCAGTTTTTAAAGTGTAATCAAAACCGTCAACCTTCCAAAGCATACTGCCTGATTGGACCGTAATAATTTCAAAAGCCGGATGCCAGTGCGCTAAAAATCGATGATCAGTATATTTTTCGATTTTTTCATGGCCAAATCTGATAGGGAAGTTGCTTTGCCCACGAGACTTTATTTCGGATAAATCTGGATTTATTAGCAGGCTCTTATTCATTTCAATAACTCCGTGAATGCAATATATTTATATTATTTGACATTTTTGTGCTATAAAAATTCTTCTTTATACAGAATAATTATATCTATCAATAGCATGGGGGAGTTCTTTAAAATGAAAAGTGAATTTGAGAAACAACAATCAGGGGAACTATATGATGCCCATACAAATATTTTTAAGCTTTTTAAAAAAGAAGCCAATGCTTTTTTGATGGAATATAATAGTTTGCCTTATAACGACGCTAAAGAACGGCGGGATCTATTAGTCCGATCACTTGGCAGTATTGGCAATCATGTAACAATCGGGACACCTTTTCTCTGTGATTTTGCACGGAATATTCATATTGGAAATAAAGTATCAGTTAATATGAACTGTTCCTTCATGGATTCGGCGGAAATTAGAATCGATGATGAAACGATGATTGCGCCTAATGTTCAAATTTATACAGGCACTCATCCGATCAAGCTTTCTGAACGCCTAAACCCTCAATGGCAAACACACAATGAACAACATTTTGTTATGACACGTGCTTTGCCTGTCCATATTAGTCAAGGTTGTTGGATAGGTGGCGGTACTATCATTTTGCCTGGAGTGACAATTGGAAAAGGCAGTGTGATTGGAGCTGGAAGCGTTGTTGTAAAAAATATTCCTGATCACGTTGTCGCTGTTGGCAATCCTTGCAAGGTGATAAAAGAAATTGAGGAAAATTAATGTATAGAATGGTTGGCTTTGATTTGGATGGAACTTTAGCGGAGACATTCCCTATTATTTTTGAATCTTTTAGGATGACTGTGCTGCATTTTACCGGTAAAACAATTGATAACCAGACAATTTTGACGGCATTTGGTAGAAATGAACAAGGCATATTGAGCGAGTTATTACCCAATATACAAATTGAAAAGTCCAGTGATATTTTTTATAAGGCGTATCGAACAGCCCACCTTCAATTAAGATCACCTTTCTATGGCGTCCTAGAACTGCTGAAGAATTTGCATCATCAGAAAATTATTACTCCGCTTATAACAGGGAAAGGAAAAATTTCAACTGAAATATCTCTTGAGATGCTTGGATTGAAAGAGGAATTATATCCGATACTGACTGGTTCTGATAAAGAAAATAATAAGGCAACTCATTTTATAAGTTTGTTGGAAAACTATAATATTAATTCATCTGAATTTGTCTATATTGGAGATACTGTAAGCGACATAAAACAAGCTGATCTTGCTGGGATTAGTTGCTTATCTGCTTGCTGGTCAAAGTATGCGAATTTTAAAGTTTTAAAAGCCTATAATGCAAAGATTGTTTTAGGAATTGAGCAGGTAAAGGATATGTTATTAAAATAGATCTATCATCTAAGTAAACATGAGCTGAACATGTAGTCAAAAACTGCCTCTCAACTGAGGTAGTTTTTCTTTTGCCTTTTTAAAACAGCTCTGGCAATTGCTCTACTGATCATACTGACTGTTAAGGGCAGTTTGTTTTCTTTTAAGTATTCTTTTACCTTATGCCAATTAGCTTCATCAGTTATCGAATCGATAAACTCGTGGCCAACCGGAGTAATGTCTTTAATTAGAAAATTACGGGCATCCAAGTCCAGCGGATCTTCAAAGTAATTAAATCTTTCGCCCTCAACTAATCCATAGTCGATAGCTTGTTTTAAAGCATAAAAGTAATCAACTCTAACTATGCCTGTTTCCTTAGAACTTTTATCGACTGCTCGATTGGTTAAGATCGTATCGGGTTCAATCGGCAGTCTTTGAAGAATCATCATCATCTGTCTTAAGGCTTCTTTATTAAGTTTCACTGCTCTCTCCAGTTAATAAACTATTAATACGAACACATGTTCGTATAGACGATTCTAACTCTAATTTTAT